TGCCAGTAGCTAAAAGATTCTCTTGTGAAGTTGAGATTTATTCTGGTGATAGGTTAGTTGATAAATACATTGCAAACGAAAATAATTTAGTTACAAAGAATCCTTTGGGGCATAGACCACAAAAAGACATTGAGAGGACACCTGAAGTGATTGAAACAGTTAAATACAAAACTTAATGGCAGAAGAACTGAGTAAATTAGAGGAAATTGAACGGCAGATAGCAGCAGCAAAAAGGCAGAAGCTGGCACTTGAATGCAAGACTGATTTTCTCAAGTTTGTTAAGTTCACAATGCCAAAGGTCAATGATCCTAACAACATTGAGAAGTCAGTATTTGAAGATGCAAAACATCACAGGGCAATAGCAAAAGCCCTGGAGCAAGTAGCAAAAGGTAAGATAAAAAGGTTGATAGTAACGCTACCGCCAAGACATGGGAAATCGGAGATGATCTCAAGGAGATTCATCCCCTGGCTAATGGGAAAAGACCCATACAAATCTATCATTTTTGCAACGTACAATGAAGATTTTGCACAAGATTTCGGAGCTGATTGCAGAAGTATCATGGCAGCTCCACAGTTTGGTCAAGTATTCCCGGGGTTTGCCTTTAGACAGGGAGGGGCTTCAAAATCTCGTATACAGACTGAAAATGGTGGTATGTCGGTTTTTGTCGGTAGGGGAGGGAGTATTACTGGGCGTGGTGGCGATGTTCTTGTTGTGGATGATCCTATTAAGGACTCTGTTGAAGCTCAGTCTCCAACGCTTCGTGAAACGCTTTGGTCATGGTTCACGCAGGTTTTTATGACTCGACTAATGACCGAAAGGTCAAAAGTCGTAATTGTAACTACACGCTGGCACGAAGACGATTTAGTAGGAAGATTAACTGATTCTAGCAATCCTCATTTTACTGAAGAGGAGTGCAGTAAGTGGAAGATTATTAACCTTCCGGCATTTGCTGGAGATAATGATCCATTAAAACGAAAGGAGGGTGAGGTACTCTGGCCTGAGAGATTTAACAAGAAATTTCTGGAAGATCAAAGGAACTTAGACCCAAGGGGTTTTTCGGCTTTATACCAGCAGCAACCAAGCCCGGAAGATGGGGATTTATTCCAAAGGGAAAACATACAGTATTATGAAAAAAGGAACTTACCAAAGAATTTAAAAATCTATGCTGCTTCTGATCATGCTGTGGGCATCGACAAAACCAGACACGATTTAACGTGTTTATTGATTGTAGGAGTTGATGAAGAAGACGATATATATTTATTGGATTGTTATTGGGCAAGACAACCCACAGACGTTGTAGTTAAAGCAATGCTGGAATTTATGAGAAAACATAAACCGCTAATCTGGTGGGCTGAAAGAGGTCACATATCGAAGTCAATTGCACCATTTTTGCGGAAAAGAATGTACGAGACACATACACATTGCCGGATCGAGGAAGTTACGCCAGTTGCAAATAAAGTTCAGAGATCACAAAGCATGATTGGCAGGATGGCAATGAAGAAAGTATTCTTCCCAAAGGTTTCATCATGGGGGCAAAAAGCAGTAGATGAACTACTGAAGTTCCCTAACTCAAGGCATGATGATTTTGTTGATACTTTGAGTTGGATTGGAATGGGTTTGGGTGAAATAAGATCACCTCATAGTATAAGAGTAAATAATAATTTCCCAAAGACAGGCACAATGGCTTGGATTAAATGGGACTCACAAATAAGACAAAAAGAACTATCACATTCACAAACTAGCGGATGGTAAATGGAAATAGAAATTGAACAGGCAATATCTGTAGAAGTAGTTGAGGAGGAAGAAAAGGAAATTTCTGAAAGACGGAAAGCTCTGGTTTCTCAGCTTGTGGGTAAGGTCAAGTCTGCAAAGCAATATCACAAAAAAGCATTTGATCAGATGCGTGAAGACATGGAAGCCGTTTTTCGTGGATATTCAGATAAGGGCTGGAGTGAAAATAATTATGTTGCGAATATTCTCCATAGACACGTTCACCAGAGAACGGCTGCACTCTACGCCAAGAATCCGAAGCCAGTAGCAAGTAGACGTAAACGCTTAGATTATAAGTTTTGGGATGGTGATGAAAAATCATTAGCAGAAGCATATTCAAAAATGCAAGCTGCTGCAATGAGCCAGATGCCTCCAAATCCACAGGATACGCAGATAGTACAAGATTATGAGTCTGTTCAGCAGGGCAGGAAAATGCTGGATAAGGTCGCTGAAAGTCTTGAGTTGTTATTCAATTATTACATGGATGAACAACAGCCAACATTTAAGAGCCAGATGAAGTCTCTGGTTAGGCGAGTGATTACAACGTCAGTTGGATTTGTGAAAGTGGGATTTCAAAGAGAGATGGATCGGTTGCCAGAAGTCTCAGCCAAAATGTCTGATGTTCAGGCACAAATTGATCATATAAGGAGACTGACTCAAGAAGCACAAAAGGGAGATATTACTGATGTTGATGCCCAAATGGAAGAGCTGCTTCTCAGCATGGATTCGTTACAGAATGAGCCTTTAGTAACAATTCAGGAAGGTCTGGTATTCGATTTTCCAGAATGTGATTCAATAATTGTAGATCCAATGTGTAGGCAACTCCGTGGATTTTTGGGGGCAACTTGGGTAGCCCATGAATTGTTTTTAAGTCCTGAAGAAGTAAAGGAAATTTATGATGTGGATATCCAAGAAAATTATCTCCAGTACGATATTAAGGGTAAAGAAATGTCTACAAGGGCAAATTTTAAATATCGTACAGAGCTTTTTGACGGAATGAACGCAGATAATATGCGTGAAGGTCTTGCTTTAGTCTGGGAAATTTATGATAAAAACTCTGGTCTTAAATATGTAGTATGCGATGGACACGAAGATTTTCTGGAAGAGCCTGAAGCTCCTCCTGTGAAGCTTGAAACTTTTTGGCCTTTCTTCTCATTAACATTTAATGAGATAGAGCATAAAGATCATCTATATCCACCCTCTGACGTAAAGCTCTTAATGCCAATGCAGCATGAATACAATCGTGCGAGACAAGGGTTAAGAGAGCATAGACGAGCAAACAGACCCAAGTATGCTACACCAGCCGGGATGCTTGAAGAGGAGGATAAGGAAAAGCTGCGTGATCCTCCTGCTAATGCAGTCTTGGAATTACAGGCTCTAACGGCAGGTCAGAAAGTGGATGATGTACTGCAACCAATACGGCAGATAGGTATTGATCCAAATCTGTACGAAGTACGAACCATATTTGATGATGTCCAGTTGGTCGTAGGTCAACAGGAGGCTAATTTTGGTCAGGTATCGAAAGGTACTGCAACTGAAACTAGCATCGCTGAATCGAGCAGGATGAGTGCCATAGGTGCTAATATTGACGATCTCGACTCTTTTATGAGCGAAATAACCAGAGCAGCTGGACAAGTCTTATTGCTAGAAATGGGCAAAGAAGAAGTAACGAAAATTGTAGGTGCAGGAGCAGTCTGGCCTGAGTTTCTGAGAGAAGATATCCTGAATGAGATTTATCTGGAAATTGAGGCAGGGAGTACAGGCAAACCAAATAAAGCTGCTGAGTTGCAGAATATCGAGCGTATAATCCCTTTCTTGTTACAAATACCGGGGATTGATCCAAAGTTCCTTGCAAAAGAGCTGCTGAAAAGGTTGGATGACAAAATGGATGTATCAGAAGCACTTGCAGAAAATATCCCAAGTATTGTGGCACAGAACATGGCACAGGGGGGTAATCCAAACACACAGAGAGGGAAGGGTAATCCTGAATCTCAGGGGAAAGAAGGGGGTAATAATGCCCCAAATCCGAGTCGGGGCAAACCGCCTGAACTTGGGAATCAACAACCAACATTAAACTAGGACGTTATTTATGGAAGCTGAAGAACAAATAGTTGAAGACTCGTCCTCTGAAACTACTGAAGCGCAAATTGACGAAACTGAGGCATCATCGTCTGATGCTGTGGAAACTGAAGAAAGTCTGTTATCTGTAGTGCAAGATGCACTTCCAGTTGAAGAAGAAGTTCAACAGGCTGAAGAAGTTCCACAAGAAGAAACGGAAGAAGTTATGGAGGCTCAATCTGAGGAGACAGCAGAAGCTGAATCTGAGGATTTTTCTGACGTACCTTTCAATAAGCATCCAAGATTCCGAAAACTCATTGCCGAAAAAAATGAGCAAAAAGAACTTGCGACTAAATATCAGACCGATTCTGAACAGTATGCAAAGATTACCAATTTTATTGAGCAAAACAATTTGTCTGCAAAAGATGCAGTTGAAGGGTTTAAGCTCATGGCTATGTTGCGGAATAACCCTGAAGAAGGTTATAAACGCTTACAAGGCCACATGGATAATATTGGCAAATTAACTGGACAGAATCTACCAGAAGATATTCAGTCAAAAGTTGATGACGGCTATTTGGACGAAGATGCAGCTAAAGAATTATCCCAAGCAAGGGCAAACTTGAGTCGTGAACGATCAATGCGACAGCATAGTCAAAAACGATTCTCAAATGCAGAGCAATCTGCTGGCGAGGCAAGACTGTCTGACACAATCAAAACTTGGGGCGAGACTACTTTAGCAAATGACCCGGATTTTTCTCTCAAGCAAGATGAATTTAACGATAGAATTTCAGCGTTAGTTTCTGAGCGTGGGAAACCTAAATCACCAGAAGATGTATTGAGTATAGCAAATGATGCTTACGATACAATTAATGAGAGATTTAAGTCAAGACAGCCCAGCAAACAACCAATGAAGTCTACCATAAAAGGCAAACTTGGTGGAGTACCAGTTGCAGAAGCATCTAATATGAGAGACATAGTTTCTCAAGCTCTGCAAATGGAAGGATAACTCCACCTTATATAAGGAGTTATCATGGCAGCACTTACAACTGCCCAATTATCCAATGTTGCGAATGCGGCATTAGATTATTATGTCGAAAAGGGAAAGGTGATGAGCCAGACCCTAGAAGACAAACCATTGCTGGCAGCAATGGAAAAGTCAGCGAAAACCATGCCGGGCGGCAAGGGAAATGTTTCGATGGCTGTCAAGGGAGTCTATACTTCTGGAGTTACCGGGTATGTAGCGACTGATACAGTCACCTACGCAAATCCTGCGAACATCCAGAGGGTAAACTATCCTTGGAAAGAACATCACACAGGTATTAGTGTGACACTCACAGAGTTGAAGCATGACGGAATTTCCGTTTCTGATTCAACAACTGGCGAGAATACTTCATCCATGTCAGGGCGTGAACAACACGCACTAGCTAATCTTCTTGACGATAAGTTAGAAGACATGGCAGAGGGTTATTCCAGAGGAATGAATACACTTCTGTATGGTGATGGAACAGCCGATGCAAAAGCATTAGCAGGAATCCGTTCTATCCTCAAGGATGACGGAGGTGCAGCCTCTGGCTCAACAGTTGGTGGGCTTTCTACTGTGTCGAACACATGGTGGCAGAATCGTGCAAACGTAGCGATTTCAACAACAGCTACAGGTCAAGTTCTGATTGATAAACTGCACTCAGAAATTCGACAACTCCGCAGATATGGTGGGAAACCATCCATTGCAGTATGCGGAAGTATATTCCTTGATCAGCTTGGTACTGAGCTGAAAAACAAGGGTAACTTTACACAAACAGGTTGGTCAGGAAGTGGTAAATCCACTGATATCAGCATGGGTGAGATTCATTATGGAGGAATAAAGTTCCAGTATGATCCTGCTCTTGACGATCTAACCATATCTGGTAAAAACCCAGACAAACGCTGTTATATCATTGATCCTAGCAAAATGTATTTGCATTATATGGATGGTGAGAAAATGGCAAGGCACTCTCCAGCCAGACCACATGATAGTTATGTTATCTATCGTGCGATCACGACTACGGCTGTTCTTTGTGCTAGTCAACTAAACTGTCATGGTGTTTACGAAATTGCGTAAATACTAACTTAACTAGGCAGCTCTTTCGGGGGCTGTCTAACCCTAACAAATAGAATATTATGAAAAATGTGTATCGTGTTAATGTGGCTCTGGGCGGTGATCTTGGACAAGTGGTTGTAAAAAACGGAGTTACAGTCCCAGAATTAGTAGTCCTAAGATATGTGCATTTGCCAACGTCCATCACTAATATTTGTCTGATGGGCAAAGATGATTATAATTCGGAAGGCGAAAGGTATCGTCTTGGGAAAGAATACTCAGATGAAAAAGTTGTGGAAATATTTGGTCAATTTGGTGAGTTACCTATGGATATTAAGGAAGTAAAAGTTGATCCGAATTTAATGGAAGAAGGGGCAAAACCAATTGGTAAATTTGAAAAAAAAGAGGAATAAAATATGGCTAGAAATACCACTCTCCAAGTTTTGTTAGATGATTTAAGGGCTGAAGCAGGACATTCAATTGCTTCAAACTTTGGTCAGGCAACTGAAACGATGCTACTGAAATTACTGAACAGGGTACAAAGAAGACTCTGGGAAGATTTTGCATGGCCTTTCCTGAGAATAAAATCCGATATAGTTATGCAAGCAGGGCAGAGGTATTATGATATTCCCTCAAACCTCACTCTGGAGCGGATTGAAAATGCTCGCTTCAGGTGGGGGAACCATTGGGACAAGGTAACTTTCGGGATTGATGCAGGTCATTATAACCAGTACGATTCTGACCTCGATGTACGTTCATGGCCTGTTATGAAATTTGATGCGTATGGTACAGTTGCAGGGCAGATTGAGGTTTGGCCTATTCCTTCCAATAATGGATCGTCAACAACGAAAGAAGGTCTACTAAGGCTAGAGGGAGTTAAAAATCTAAGTGCTTTGGCTGCAAAAACAGATACGGCTGATTTAGATGATCAATTGGTTGTACTTTTTGCTGCTGGCGAATTGTTAGCAAGACAAAAAAGTCCAGATGCACAAATAAAAATGCAACAAGCACAACAACATTATCAAAGAATAAAAGCCAGACTTTCAAAGACTACATCAATAGTTTTTGGTGCAGAAGAGCCAGCAGGGTATCAACCCAGAGGTCCGGTTTTAATAGCAAGGGTTTCATAAATGCCTTATATATTAGTTGAAGATTTCAGGGCAGGACTAGATACACGGAGGACAGAAATAACCTCAATTCCGGGGTCAGCTAGGACACTTACAAACTGCCATATTTCCAGGGGGGGCGAGATAGAAAAACGAAAGGCATTTGTAACATACGCCACTCTTCCGGCTGGTACTCACGGACTAGCAACAGCAGGAGGTCAGGTTTATGTTTTTGGTTCAGGTTCAGAACCTTCTGGGATGTCAAATGTGCCAGAAAACATTAACTATATTCGGTTTCAACCTCCAAGTGCAATTTCGAGTGCAGTTATGACAGAAGTTCTGGGAGTAGATTTTTTTAGTTCGGTGGCTTATGGTTTAGTTGGGGAACCATACGCAGCCATTCAATTTTCGGATGGAAGAATTTATCATTACTATAATGGCTATACATCGGGTAATGACCCTACTAACCGAGTTTACGATTGGGCTGAAAACAGAGCAAGAACATCGTTTGACATAACAGCAGGAACGGCAGGAGGAACGGCTGCAACTGCAACATTTACTGTCACAGGTGGGACATTTAATCCGGGGAACTTATTGAGGTATTTAAGAGTAAATAATAGAGATGTTTTCTCAGGGGCTATTTCACATACAGGTTCGCACTCATCGACAGCAACTGCTATAGCCAATGCGATTACGAATTATACATCAACGCCCAACTATACGGCATCTTCCGTAGGAGCAGCAGTTACAATTACTGCATCTACTGTAGGTACAGGGTCAAATGGGTTTATTGTTGACCATAGTTCAGAAGGAGATTTTATTGCAACAACATCTAATATGGCTAATGGTGTTGATAATGCTGTTACTGATATCACAGTAGGTGGAGTTAGCATAATAGATAACTCTGTACTCTGGGAAACTTCACACGCATATACTGCGGAAAAGATTGCAGAAGAGATAAACGATTCCCTAAGTTCACCAGAATGGGAGTCAACGTCATACGGAGCTAAAGTCAATATAATAGCAAAAGAAGACGGGATTGATAAAAATTCTCTGGCAGTAGTTGTTACAAAAACAGGCGATGTGGATAGGACAGCATCAATTTCCAGTACGGCTGGAGGCGCACCCCCAAATGCTGCTTTTGTATTGCCGGGGGGGTTTGTAAGATCATTTAATGCACAAATGCACTCTGTGTCAGATTCAAATTGGCACACCAGTAAACTTAATGATCCTACAGAATGGGGTGATGAAAACCAAGCTGGAGTTGCAACAGAAGACTTATCAAACCATCAACAGGGGTCTTCAGAATTAATGGGGATTGCCCCATATTTTGAGAATGTGGCAATATTTTCTACAGATTCAGTACAAATCTGGAACGCTGATCCTGACCCTTCTAATAGAAGTTTAATACAGGTAATTGGTAATTCAGGGACAGTTGCAAGGAAAACGATTCAGGAGATAGGCGATAGTGATGTTTATTATTTGTCACGATCTGGCGTAAGATCAGTAAAGTCCAGAGATTCCAGTAATGCTGCTTTTGTGGGTGATATTGGGAATCCGATAGATGATCTGGTAATAGATGATATGGCTCTTTCAGATGAGGATACTAGAAATGCTTGTGCAATCCTAGACCCTAGAGATGGGCGATATCTTTGTGCAATTGGCAACAAAGTGTATGTGTTCAGTTATTTCCCTTCTTCAAAGATTTCTGCATGGTCAACGTATGAACCGGGCTTCACGATTTCAGATTGGGCATTTGATGGTAAACAGGTTTTGTGCCGTTCTGGAGATACAATATACAGCCTTGGTGGAGAAAATAACACAACCTATGATTCATCAGCAGTAACGATCCAGCTTCCGTTCTTGGATGCAGGTAAAATTGCTCACAACAAAATGTGGACAGGCTTAGATGCAACCCTTGAGAATGATTGGGACTTATACGTTGGTACTGATCCAACAGATATTACACAATATGAAAAAGTGGCAACGATAGGAAAGTCAACTTACTCACTTGGAAGAGTGGGATTATCTAGCACCTCCACGCATCTAGCGTTGAGGATGACAAACGCAAAAGCTGGAGCTGCCAAGATTGGTAATGTTGCAGTACACTATGAATTAAATGAAGCGGGGTAAATATGAATTTCGGAGGCTATAATCCATTAAAACAAAATTGGGATTCACTAAATCCCTTCAAAAGACCTGAAGCAGATAATTCTGAAGGTGAAGCTGCTGCTGCATATCAAGCAATGATTGACAAGAAAAAGATAGAATCAGAAGATGCAATCAATGCAGTTTTTGATCAGTTTGGGCAAGAGGATTATGATGCTGTAAGTGATGCTCGTACCGGGTTTGAGAATATTGAACTAAAGGATCAATATAATGATGCCTTGAAAGAACTGGAATATGCTTTAGCTAGAGGTGGCAGAAAGGGATCAACCAATCTCAAGAGGAAAGCAGATGCTACGAAGGAGTGGAAAAAACAACAAATACTTTCAGGAAGGAGAGCAGCAGGGGATGTGAAGACGTACAAGGATCAAATTGAGGGTGCAAGGAGAGATATGCACGGACTGAATATCGCCAATGCTGACCCTGCAATGATGGCTGATCAAGCAGCAAGGAATGCCGGACTATTATCTGCTCCTGCTACATACGAACCATTAGTTGACGTTTTTTCTTCAATCACAGAAGGCCTTGCTACTCAAAGGGAAATTGATGACAGAAGAAATTTAATGAATACCTACAGGGGGTACACAGCATGAATAAAAGAGAACTACAACGCAAAGCACCCAAAGGCGAGAAACTAGCCTACATAAACGACTTTGAGGCAGGGATGCTGAAAGCGATGGGTGGTTCTGGTGCAAAAGTTAAAGATACAGGAATAAGAAGTTATGATAAAGAAGTAGAACCCAGCACCTCTACTAGCAACAATACTGGTGGTGGGCCACAACAACAGGATGATGACAACGATGATTTTGAACCGGGAGGGGAGGGTGGTATCTCTATAGATCAAGGCTCTACTGACCCAGAACCGGGAGGGGAAAGCACTACCAGCATAGATGAAGACCCCCTCGGTATAGCTGGAGGTCAGGTTGACTCTGGCTCTGATGGTAGTTTTGGCTTTTCAGATTATTCTTGGAATCCTTTTGACGATGACTACGAATTTAATTTTGGTAGCATTCTTGATACTTTAGGTATTGCACATGGGTCGGATGAGGCTTCGTCACTCCATTTCCAAGGTAAGGGATTTGAGGATGAAACAGCAGCAGAGTACCATGAAAGAATGACAGGAGAAGGCTCGGTTTCTGAGGAAGGAGATACTTATGGAGGTGTCACACAAGCCCCTACATACGAAGATTCTCAAGGAGGCATACATACCACTCAGGAAGGGGCAGATGCAGCAGATGAACAGTTCCAAGCCCTAACAACTGCACAGGGGACAGCAACAGGTACACTCACAGATTATGGTGCAGATTATGGTGAAGATTATATCTCTGGAATTGAATCGGATTATACTGGCTCATACACAGGCGAACAGGATTCAGCATACAATGCTGCCCTGCAAGGTATCTATGATGATCTTATGATGACAGGAGTCTGGGATCAAGGGGCTTACGATTCGCAGCTTGCTTTAGTCGATGCAGGAGTTTTAGCAGACACATCAGCAATTGGAACTTTGGCAAGTGATTACTCTGGTCTTGCTCAAACTGATTATAATACTTGGGAAGCCGGGGAGACAGGAGAAATCCAGACGTTATATGATGCCGGAGATTTGGAAGGATTAAATACTTGGGAACTGGAGGATTATAGTGGGTTTGAGGGGGGAGACTACGCAGACTTTAATTTCTTAGATGAATTTAAAAAGATTTATCCTGATGGCTCCACAGAATATACAGACCCCAGCACTATAGCAGATGACGGAGAAGGAGAAGTAGAAGGAGAAGGAGCAGTATTAGCACCTCCGGCTTCAATGATAAAGAAAAAGGCAAGGTCAAAAGTGCCTACTTACACATCGTCACCTTTAGCTAGTGGCGGTTCATCATCAACACATTAGTTAATTAAGGAGGTATTATGGAGCCAATTACATTAGGAATTTTAATTGCTTCAGTATTGTCTACAATGACAGGAGTGCATCGCAAGAACCAGAAGTACCAAGATGTGCAGGACAAACAAAAAGGTTGGAGCGATATTGAAAGAGCAAATCGTAAAAATACTTATGATAAATCATCGACTGCAATGAACGAAGCTCTAAATAAGTTTGACAAGAGTCATGCCGACTTTACAACGCCAACGTCAAATTATATTCCTGAAACATGGGAAAGCCCAACACCAACCTTTAATAATCAAGTCGTGTCTACTGAGGGTCAGGCGATGGAAAACCAAAATAATTTTGAGTTGGGACAGTTTGGAGATGCCTTGGCAAACATGGATGATGTGAATGGATTAATTGCTAGTTTAGCTCCAGAGTTAATGGAAGCACAAACAGTAGGAGCTTATGGTCAACAGCAAACAAGAGCTGGACAAAATACGTTAGATTTCCAATTAAAGAATCTCAAGGGTCAGGAATATGACCGAATGGGAGATTTACTATCACAGCTTGGAGGAGCTGGGATGACTTATGGTTTAAACAGAAACGTAGGATAAAATATGGCTTGGTCAGAAAACTCTAATTATAAGAATCCAGATATCACAGGATTAGTTGATAATGTGAAGAGAATGATGGGTGTTGATTCTGGAGCAGCAGGCAGACGATCCAGTACAATGGGTAATATTCTGACAGGGGCTAAAACTGAAGGCCAGCAATTAAAGAATATAGGACAGCAGAACAAGAATGTACAACTTAAAGCTATTGCAGACTTAGTAAAAAGATTTATGTTCAATCCTGAATTATCAGATGAGCAACAGTTTGGCAGAGTGGGTTCAAAAAGCAGTGGCGATCTTGCTACTTATTTAGAAGGAGAAGCATTGCTCGGTGGTAAAAAAACACTGCAAGGACTTGACATTGATAAAGAACAAACAATTAAAAAAATAAGAGATGCCATGGCTGGGCATCAGCAACGTGATCCTAATTCTTTTGAAACAGGAGAAGGGAGAGCTAAAGGGTTAGGAGATCAACAAAGGAAAGATGATATAAATTTAGATAGTCAAGCTCGACTTTATAAACTTTTAACAGGGGTAGGCGGTTCACCTACAGATGCTCTTGCTATGACTTCAGCAGGAGGAGATCAAAAGAGAAGGGGAGATGCAAAACTGAAGGCAACACAAGTAGCACATGAGGAAACAAAAAATAGAGTTGCTGGTGAAATTGGACAGAAAAAGACTGATAAGATTGATGAGGAGATTAGAGAGGTTTCAGAGAGAATTTTAAATAAATTCAGCTTAAATGAAACCCAAAAAATGGAAATCAGGAATAGGGTCTTGAATGATATAGCTAAGTTAGACCAGACTATTCTGACGGAAAAAAAGAGAAGGGCATTAATTGAAGAAA